AGAACCGCCGTAAAGAAGCTGGAGGAGCGATTACTAGCCGCTAATAGAATTGAGTTAGTTATTGATTCCATAGTTAATGCGGCGACCAATGATGACCATAAGAACCAGGCGGCTGCTTGGAAGTTAATCCTAGATAGAATGGCCCCCTTGAGTCATTACGACAAGAATAAGGGTGGGGATAAACCCATTATCCAAATCAACGTCTCGTCAGTGGACACCAACATTAAAGAGATTGACGGTGAGATCATACAAGAGGATAGCTGAACAACTCTCAAGCCATGAGGGTATTCGGAAATTCGCCTATAGATGTCCTTCCGGTAAATTAACCATTGGGATTGGTAGGAATATTGATTCAGATGGTGGGCTAGGACTATCGGAGGATGAAATCCTTTACCTATTAACAAATGATCTTAAGCGAATTGAAGAGGAATTGGGTAACGCCTTTAGGTTTTACAAGGATTTAGACCCTGTTAGACAGGATGCCATGATTAACATGGCCTTTAACTTAGGTATAACCCGCCTCAGGGGCTTCAGGATGGCCTTAAAACTGATGGAAACCAAGGAATATGATGAGGCATCTATGGAGTTTTTGGACTCCCTATGGGCTTCTCAAGTGGGTCAAAGGGCGTTAGACATAGCACACATGATTAAATATGGAGAATATCCCGATGCCGATGGTCAAAGGTAAGAAATACCCCTACACGAAAGAAGGAAAAGCCGCAGCCAAAAAAGCCAAGAAGAAGGTTAAGAAGAAATGAGGCCAGAGACTTTCTATACGATTGGCAAAAACCCCACGGCTGGTGTCACTTCCACTGTGTTTACCGTCCCGACAGGGTATGAAGCGCGGGTTACAAACGTCTTTGTTACTAATAACACAGGTTCTACCAAGAACTTTTCCGCTGCTTGGAATGACGGTGGTACGACTTATGACTTTGCCTCGGCTAAATCATTAAATAGTAAGGATTTCATTGAATACGGCGGTGATTATGGTCAGTTCCTAATCATGGATGAGGGTGATTACATGACTGTAACCCCTGAAGCCGGGTCTACGTTTGTAGTCATAGTCTCCTTTATCCTTCTAAAGCATGACGGGACTAAGTTCGATTTAACTATATGAACCTTGATATTAACTTACTGTCCTGGCAGCAGGAGGTTTGGAACGACCCAACCCGATTTAAGGTGGTCGCTGCTGGACGAAGGACAGGAAAATCAAGGCTTGCGGCTTATTTACTCCTTGTTAACGCCCTTCAGGCTAAGAGAGGCCATGTATTCTACGTAGCCCCAACTCAAGGTCAGGCAAGGGACATTATGTGGAATCTCCTTCTAGAATTAGGAGGGGATTTGGTTGAAGGCTCCCATGTTAACAACCTTCAAATTAAGTTAATCAACGGAATCACCATATCTCTTAAAGGTGCTGACCGACCAGAAACAATGCGGGGTGTCTCTTTAGCTTTTTTAGTTTTGGACGAGTACGCCGATATGAAGCCTGAGGTCTGGGAATTAATCTTACGACCTGCGCTTTCGGATTTGAAGGCAAGTGCCTTGTTCATTGGGACACCAATGGGTAGAAATCATTTCTATGAACTCTACAAACAAGCCGAGTTAGGTGGCGACCCCAACTTCAAAGCATGGCACTACACCAGTTATGACAACGATCTCCTTGATAAGAAGGAGATTGACCAGGCCAAGATGTCCATGTCCTCTTATGCATTCAGGCAAGAGTTCATGGCTTCCTTTGAGGCACGTGGTTCCGAGATGTTTAAGGAATCATGGGTGAAATTCTCAGAGGAGGAGCCTGAAGGTGATTACTACATCGCTATTGACCTTGCTGGTTTTGAAGAAGTTGGGAAAAAGAACAAAACCAAAAACCTTGATAACACAGCTATAGCGGTTGTTAAGGTCGGCCCCCAAGGCTGGTGGGTCAAAGACATAATTACAGGCAGATGGTCATTAGATCAGACTGCTCAAAAGATATTTCAGGCTGTAAGGGATTATCAACCCATCTCCGTAGGAATAGAGAAGGGTATCGCCAGACAGGCCGTGATGTCCCCATTAACCGACCTGATGAAAAAGTATTCTCGTTTCTTCCGTGTTGAGGAATTAACCCACGGAAATAAAAAGAAAACTGATCGGGTCATGTGGGCGTTACAGGGTAGATTTGAAAACGGCCTAATTAAATTAAACAAGGGCGACTGGAACATTCAATTTATGGATGAGATTTTCCAATTCCCAGATGCCTTAACACATGATGACATGGTTGACGCCCTTGCTTACGTAGACCAATTAGCAAACGTCTCATACTCGTATGATTTTGAAGAAGATCATTTTGAAGCAATAGATTTAGTGGCTGGCTATTAATATGCTTAATAAAGAAGAGTTTACTATAGAACAAAGTGTTGAAGATTGGGTCATGGACAAATGCGAGTCCTGGCGCAACCACTTTGAGAACAATTACGAGAACAAGTTTGATGAATACTACCGTCTATGGCGGGGTATTTTTTCTGCTGAAGACCGTACCCGTGACTCTGAAAGAAGCCAGATTATCTCGCCTGCTTTACAACAGGCCGTTGAATCTTCCGTAGCCGAGATTGAAGAAGCCACCTTTGGTCGTGGCAGATTCTTTGACATCAAGGATGATTTAAGAGATGGTGAACCCCAAGATGTTGTTTACTTGAGGGAGCAGTTATTCCTTGATTTCCAAAAGACCAAGGTTAGAAAGGGCGTTGCAGAATGTTTAATAAACGCCGCAGTCTTTGGTACTGGCATTGCCGAAATCGTGCTGGAAGAAGAAAAAGAAATGAAGCCAGCATCCCAACCGATAATGGAAGGGCAAATGCAGGCCGTAGGCGTAAACATATCAGATAGAACTGTATGTAAACTTCGTCCTATCCTCCCACAGAATTTCCTTATTGACCCTGTAGCTACCTCCATTGAAGAGGCTATAGGTGTCGCCATTGATGAATATGTCCCCTACCATCAGGTAGAACTCCTGCAAGAGAGCGGGGTTTACTTAGATGTAGATATTACTCTTGCTCCACAAGATACCGATCTTGATGCAGACCATGAGTTAACAGACCAACCAGATGACAAGGTTCGTCTGACTAAATACTACGGTCTTGTTCCCAAATATCTCCTCGATGAAGATGTTATTGAAGAAGAAGACGGTGCCTACGTTGAATGTATCGTAGTCGTAGCCAACGGCGGGACTCTTCTAAAGATTGAAAGAAACCCCTACATGATGGGTGACAGACCTGTTATTGCCTTCCCTTGGGATATAGTCCCAGGAAGGTTCTGGGGTCGCGGTGTATGTGAGAAAGGATACAACTCTCAGAAGGCTCTGGATGCTGAATTAAGGGCGAGGATTGATGCTCTTGCGTTAACAGTCCACCCAATGATGGCTATGGATGCTACCCGTCTACCAAGGGGCGCTAAACCAGAAGTCCGTCCGGGCAAAATCCTATTAACCAACGGCGACCCACGTGAAGTCCTACAACCGTTTAACTTCGGTCAGGTATCTCAAATTACCTTCGCCCAGGCTGACTCTCTACAAAGAATGGTTCAAACAGCCACAGGAGCCATAGACTCCGCTGGTATACCGGGTTCTATTAACGGTGAGGCAACAGCCGCAGGAATCTCCATGTCCCTTGGGGCCATTATCAAGAGGCATAAGCGAACCCTTATCAACTTCCAAGAATCCTTCTTAATACCTTTCGTAACAAAGGTAGCCCACAGGTATATGCAGTTTGAGCCTGAGATATACCCTGTTAGCGATTATAAGTTTGAGGTTACTTCCTCTTTGGGAATCATCGCCAGAGAGTATGAGGTTACTCAACTTGTTCAACTCCTTCAGACAATGGGTTCCGACTCCCCACTGTATCCGGTTTTGATTCAGTCAATCATTGACAACATGAACATTTCAAACCGTGAGCAGTTGATTCAGGTTATCCAACAAGCCTCTCAACCCACACCTGAGCAGCAACAAGCACAGCAGATTGCCCAGCAGGTACAGATGGAGTTCCAGCAGTCCCAGACCAACGCTCTTAACGGTCAGGCTGCGGAATCTCAGGCTCGCGCCCAGAAGATTGTCCAAGAGACTAAAGCCATCCCTGTTGAGCTTGAGAACGACAGGATTAAGGCCGTTGCCACCAATTTGAAGGCTGGCAATGAGGACGATAAAGAGTTTGAAAGACGAATGAAAGTAACAGAGAAACTATTGGAGGAACGAAGGCTTAACCTAGAAACGGCTAAAGCCCTGACATCATGATTACTAATCAGGAAATGCAAAACATCCTAGACCAGGTGAATAAGATTCTCCAACGTCTGGAGGCTCGCATAGTCAAACTAGAGGAAGAACAGGGGAAGAAAGGTGGACAGAGAAACCGAAAGACATTACCAGAATCTTAAGGATATGTTCCGAACAGATGGCTGGAAGATTTTAATGGATGAGCTTAAGAACAATGCTCTCCAAATAAATTCTGTAGAAGTAACGAAGGACGTTGATGATTTGAACTTCCGTAAGGGGCAGTTAAACATCTTGGCCTTCATGCTAAATATGGAATCTACCATCGAACATTACATAGAAGAGGGTAGCAATGATTCTGTTTGAATTT